ACAGGCGTTTCCGAGATTGATGAAGTTGAGGAAGAAAACGCATACACCATTCGTCTTAACCTCCAGACAACTGGCGTGGGTTCATTCAATGATGGTGAAAGAGTTTATCAGTCAGCAAACGGTAACTGGAACGGACAGACCGCTACAGGTGAAATCAAAGAGTGGTTTGCTGCCAATGGTACCATTTTGATATTCAATCCATCAGGACAGTTTTCGGCCAATGCCAATCTGTATAGCAATACAACAAATGCCGTTTATAGAGTTCTAACAATAGGTGACACCAAAGCAGACCTTTCGGATCGTGATCTATATGACAATGATGTATTTGATAATGAGGCAACCCTCATTCTTGATCTATCTGAATTTAATCCATTCGGGACACCATAATGTTACAGAATCCACATTTCTATCATCAACTAACTCGTAAAGCAGTCATTCTATTTGGTAGAATGTTTGATGATATCTATTTGGTGAGAAAGAACAACCAAACAGGCAAAGAGTTCTCAAGGTCTATTGTTCCTATCATTTACTCACCAAAAGAGAAAATGGTTACACGTATCTTTTCGGATCCTGATCTACAGAAACAAGTTGCCACTATTCTGCCTAGAATGGGTTTTGAAATTACAGGTATTTCATACGATTCGGCTAGAAAGCAAAACTCACTACTAAAGGCCGCAAAAGCAAATACCGTTACACATGCCTCATCCATGTATATGGGCGTGCCGTATGATATCACATTTTCACTAAACATCTATGCCAGAAATATTGATGATGGCACACAGATTGTTGAGCAAATATTACCATTCTTTAATCCAGATTTCACAGTTACCACAAATATGGTTCCTGATCTAGGATTCTTGAAAGATATTCCAATCATTCTAACTTCTGTTTCAAACAACATTGAATATGAAGGCAATTTTGACACCGTTAGATATGTCAATTGGACTCTAACGTTCAATATGAAAATGCATTACTATGGACCAATTACATATCCAAAGATCATTCGCACCGTTTATGCAAATATCTGGAACGATCCTTCACTAAAAGCAGGATACATTACAAAGATAAATGTTGCAGAGGCCAACGGTATCTTCAAAGTTGAAGACATGGTTTACCAAGGACCTAGTTATAAAAATGCTACGGCCTACGGTATCATCGTTAAGTATAATGAAGACCTAGGAGTCCTAACACTAGGTGCCACACAAGGTCAATTCACCACTAATAGTGTTATTCATGCGGTTTCAACTAATGGTGTTTGTAGAATAGATTCATTTGATGCCAATCCTATTAAGTTCGCAGAAATCAAGATTCAACCTGATCCTATTACTGCCGAACCTGGTGATGATTATGCATATGATATAGATATTACGGAATGGCCTGATACTGAGGTGTAATTATGGGTGTTGAGAAAAATCTATCGGATGCATTAGGCATCGACCACAAACCTGTTGAAATTAAGAAACAGGAGTTAACAGTTTATGAACCTGTGGATGATAATCTTGATCATCAAGACGAAGATTATAAACTTGTTCGAGATACGCTTCGTAATCTGATCAATAAGGGAAACGATGCTCTAGATGATATCTCCACTATTGCCAGACAGAATGAATCCGCCAGAGGATTTGAGGTCGTAGCTAATTTAATCAAGACGGTCGGGGAAACATCGAAAGACCTATATAATCTACAGAAAATGAAACGTGACCTGAAAGAACCTGATCCAGCCTCTGATCCACGTAAGAAGAACCCGGATGCTGGTATTAATGTCGAACAAGCGGTATTCGTAGGTTCTACTGCTGAATTACTATCGGCAATTAAGAGTAAGAAAGAACAGGATGGCAAGGACACCGTTTAGTTATCAGAATAACCCGAATCTGCCCAATGAGCAGTACCGCCATGCTTTTACCCAAACAGAACTTGACGAATATCTCAAGTGTGCTGACGATCCTGTTTACTTTGCCAAGAAATATGTAAAGATTATCAACGTTGACCGTGGTTTGATTCCGTTTGAAATGTGGGACTTTCAGGAGCGTATGCTTCAGACGTTTCATGAAAATCGTTTCTCTATCTGTAAACTGCCACGTCAGGTCGGTAAGTCTACCACCAGTGTGGCATATATTCTCCATCAGGTTCTATTCAACGAAAACTTTGTGGTTGCTATTCTTGCTAATCGTGCTCCTACAGCAAGAGAACTACTACAGAAACTAAAACTGGCTTTTGAATATCTGCCTATGTTCCTCAAGCAAGGCATCAAAGAATGGAACAAGGGTTCTATATATCTCGCCAATGGTTCAAGAGTTCTAGCAGACTCCACATCTGGATCCTCTGTTCGTGGTTTCTCGTTCAACCTAATCTTTCTGGACGAGTTTGCGTTCGTTCCTAACAATATCGCCGAAGAGTTCTTTAATTCAACTTATCCTACCATTTCGTCTGGTAAGACTTCTAAGGTTGTCATCGTTTCTACACCAAATGGTATGAATTTATTCTATAAGATGTGGACAAAGGCAGTTGATAAGACCAGCACCTATGTGCCAATTGAGATTCACTGGTCCATGGTACCAGGCAGAGACGAAGCGTGGGCCGCAGAGACTATCCGAAACACATCTCAAAGACAGTTCGACCAAGAGTTTGGCTGTGAGTTCTTGGGTTCATCTAACACTCTAATCAATGGTGCTAAACTTGCTGCCCTACACTGGAAAGATCCAATCTATAAAAATGAGTGTATGGATGTTTTTGAAGATCCTATTCCAAAGCGCACGTATGTTCTATGCGCCGACGTAGCAGAAGGTCAAGGACTGGACTATTCCACGTTCTCCATTTTTGATGTGACGGAAATTCCATATAGGCAAGTTGCTAAATATAGAAACAACGAAATTAGTCCAATGCTGCTACCAGCGGTCATATACTCCGCAGCAAGAAGATATAATGATGCATTTGTGCTGATCGAAATTAATTCAATAGGACTTCAGGTTGCTGATATTCTACATTTCGAATTGAATTATGAAAACCTATTGAAGTTTCAGACCAAAGGTAAGCAGGGTATTCAAGCATCCGGTGGATTTGCTGCCGGTAAAAATAAAATGGCATATGGTTTAAAGATCACTGCACAGTCAAAGATGATCGGTTGTGCCAATCTCAAAACACTAGTTGAAAGTGATAAACTAATAATAAATGATGAAGATACCATTACAGAATTATTCTCTTTCTCTGCCGACAAGAAAACATTTAAGGCAGAAGAAGGAAGTAACGACGACCTGGTAATGACACTCGTCCATTTTGGATGGTTGACTGCACAAAAACTATTTAAAGAAACTGTTTCTAATGATATCCGATATGTTCTCCAAAAAGAGATATCATATCTTGAGGATGTTGAAAATGTGCCATTCGGATTCATTGATAACGGACTAGATGATTATGTGGAGAAAGATGATAATGGTGATATATGGAGAAGTGAAAGAGAGAGCATATATCCCTTTGATGATTTCAACTATAACTGGAACGACAGGATGTAGTTTGGAAAACATCAAATTGCTAAATAAAGGTGAAATGGTAATAGTAACCCATTCCAACCTATAAAAGGAGTAAAAGATGGCATATCAACTTTCCCCTGGTGTGACTTGGTCAGAAATCGATCTTACGACCATTGTACCATCAGTAGCAACTACAGAAGGTGCGTTTGCCGGAGAATTTGATTGGGGTCCAATTAATGATGTTGTTACACTAAGTAACGAAATTGAACTAGTTCGCTGGTTCCATAAGCCAAGTGCAAATACCTTCAAATCATTCTTTACAGCAGCAAACTTCCTTGCTTACGCCAACCACCTTAAGGTTGTTCGTGCAGCAAATACTACCGTTGCAAGAAACGCAACCAGCGCCAATGGTACTGGTGAAGAACGTCTATTAATCAGAAATAGAGACGAATACGAACTAGAATATATGGACATGTCAGCAAACGCCAACACCGGTATGTTTGCAGCACGTTACGCAGGTGAACTAGGCAATGATCTTAGAGTATCACTTTGGGCTTCAGCAAATGCCACAGCATATGCTAACTGGACCTATGCTCCAGAGTTCAATGGTGCTCCAGGTACATCACCTTATACATCTTCCCGTGGTGGTGCTAACGACGAAATGCACCTAATCGTTATCGATACACTAGGTAAGTTTTCAGGAATTGCTAACAGCGTTCTCGAAAAGTTCCCATTTGTTTCCAAGGCCGTTGATGCCAAGAATGATGATGGTTCATCAAACTATTATGTTAACGTAATTAATGATAGATCAGAGTTCATCTACATCATCAACCATGCACAGGATGACTCACTATTCATTAGCGGAACTTCAACATGGGGCGTACCTGCTTCCAATACAAACTTCGCTGAGGTTGCTACTTCCTATACAGCATCTCTAAGAGGCGGCGCAACAGGTGCAGTAACAAATGCTGACCTAATCAATGCTTATGATCTATTCAGAAATGCTGACGAGTATGATGTTTCTCTAATCATGACCGGTGCAGCATCTCAGGTTGTTTCAGAATATATTGTTGATAATATTGCCGAAAGCCGCAAAGACTGTGTTGTATTCATCTCTCCTCTAATGGGCGATGCTGTTAACAACATGGGCGGTGAATCCGAAGATATTATTTCATACAGAAACGACTTCAATTCATCTTCATATGCTGTCATGGACTCTGCATGGAAGAAGCAGTTCGACAAGTATAACAACGTTTACCGTTGGGTTCCACTAAACGGTGACATTGCCGGCCTATGCGCCCGCACCGACTTCGAACGTGATCCATGGTTCTCACCAGCAGGTTTCAATCGTGGTCATATTAAGAACGTAACCAAACTATCTTGGTCACCAAGTAAGGCCGAGAGAGATGAACTATATAAGAACGGTATCAACCCGGTTGTAGAGTTCAAGGGCGAGGGAACTGTTCTATATGGTGATAAGACAATGCTTGCCAAGCCAAGCGCATTCGACCGTATCA